GTCTGGTAAATCTTGTGGTAGAACGTCGTCGGACGCTTACCGGCGTGCTCGCCTTCGGTGATCTTGAGTCGAGTCTCGATGAAAGCGTTGCCGTTCTGGTTCTCCCCGGCTTCGGCCGACTCGATCCGGCACTGGTAGACACCCACGGGGGCGACCTCAGTGTGTCCGTTCTCCTTCGCCTTAGCGACCAGGACATCCCACGGGACAGTAGTCATGTTCTGTGTTCCTTACTCCGGCACGAAGCCGGGGAAGATTTGGCCCATCATCTTCGTGATGTTGGGGTTTTCAACGGTGTTGTTCTCGAACCGGTCTTCGAAGTGCGAACCGGTGATGTAGTTCGGGTTCGGCTTCACCATGAGCGAGCGAACCAACGGGCTGTCAGCGGCAATGATGCCATCCGCGTTCGGGACCTGCTTGACCGTGAGGCAAGCCGTGGTGTTCATCCAGTAGGCGATGCCCTTTCGAAGCGCGCCCTCCATGTTCGGTACGTACTTGCCGTCCGACCGAAGGTCACCTTCGGCAGTGAACACCGCGACCCGGAACGGGTTGCGCACGTCCTTCACCATGTCACGGAACCGCTGCACCTTCTCGGACATGCGGGTCAGGAGCTGACCCCAGTCCGAATACTGCTGGTTCCCGGACTGGAAACCGGGCAGCGCTTCTTTGCAGCGTTTCTGGAGTTGCGTCACCGAGTCGACAACGATCGACTGGAACGGGTGGTCAGGCTGGATAGTCCACCCGATGACCTGCTCGACGGTTTCCCATCGGAGCACGTCGACCACGCAGATGTCCCAAGTCCCGTCCGCCTTCGGTGGCGCTTCCTTGGGGTCCCACCACACGACGCGGTAGGGCTGGTTCGGGTTGTTGGGGTTCTTACGCCCCTCGAACGCGTTCCAGCTCCCCTCCGCGTCGAGCGCGAGCACCGGCCCGGGGCAGCTCGCCCCAAGCGTCGACTTGCCGCGCTTAGTTTCGGCGTAGACGAGAAATGTCGCGTTGTGTCGCGGGTTTCTGTCTTGTGTCATTGCATCCTTTCCCTTTGTCCTAGGTCTGAATTATATCATGCGGCGTAGCGGGCAAGCGGGTCACGCTCGCTGAACTCCTCCCGCACCATGTCCTCAGCTCGTGACCCGTCATCGAACATTGGGCACAGCGTGAAGAACTGGCACCGCCAAGAACAGGTGTCGTCAGGGCTCGGCTCAGCGATGTGCGCCTGCTCTTCGACCGTGGCGTCTTTGAGCAACGCCTCAAGTTCGAAAATCTTCGTGATCTTCCGCTTCATGTGCAGTTCGTACGAGGCGATCTGGTCGTCGTTGTGGTTTACCTCGAACCGGTCATAAAACGGCGGTTTCGCCTGCTTGCCGCGCTTGACCTTTTTAAGGACGTTGTACAACGCGCCGTCGCTCCACGTGCCAGCCGGTTGCGTCATGCGTTCCAGCCACGCATAGTGGAGCATCTGCGGGTTCATGTGCAACGTACTCAGCGCGGAGGTGAGGCTAGCTGCCGTCTTGTGGTCAACGAACTTCCGCGCGCCGTCCATCAGCCGAAGCACGCGAGCGTCCAACTTGCCGACGACTTCGAACTCACCGAACCGCTCCACGATCTCAGGCGCGAACTCCGAACCGCGAACCGACACGATCTCCTCAATCGCGGTGAACTCGATACCGGCATCGACGCCGGACTCGGCAACCCAATCGGCGTAGCCTTCCAGCATCGCGCGTTCGAGTTCACAGTCCTTGTCAAAGGCTTTGGACACCTCCACATCGGGATACACACCCAGTTCGGCGCAGTTCTCCAGATACGCCTGCCAGTCGGCATCCTGGGCGGCCTTGAGTACATCAAGGTACGCCTCAGGGTTCGGCCCGTAGAACGCCTCCAATCCGGTGTGCACGCGACTGCCGGACCGGAGCGGCCCCGAAGGGTTGAGCGCGACCGGCGACAAGCGTCTGTAGTCACTCAACCACCACCTGCGAGCACAGGCGAACGTCTTAAACTCACTCTGGCTGAATCTTCGCACGTTCCCTCTCCTCCTTCACTTCGGCCTCGTACCTCGGTGCCCAGCGTTCCACGAACGTTCTGAGGTTCGCGATGCGCTTGCGTTTCTTCTCTTTGGCGATGTACTCGGGCGTTGCCCGTGGGTCAGAGTAGTTCATGCTCGGTGGCATCAGTCCCCCATCAATCCGGTTGCTTCGATCCGGGCCGCTTCCGCGTCCAGATCATCGGTGGTCTTGCCCAGCGCGAGGAGCTTAGCGCGGTCGCGCACGATCTCCTCAAGCCGTTCCGCTTTGTCGTACAGTCTTTCGAGTTGCGTCTCTTCGATCGTGCCAGCGGCCACCAGGTCGATGATCGTCACCTTGTCATGCACTTCGGAGCCGATGCGGTGGATGCGATCGACGCCCTGGTTATTGTCGATGGCGCTCCAGGATCGTTGAAGCCGAACCATGGTGTCAGCGCGCGTCAGATTCAGCCCGACGCCACCGGCTTTGTAGGTCAGCAGGATGTAGTCGATCTTGCCATCCTGGAACGCCTGCACTGCTGCGTCACGCTCATCCCCTGACACGCCACCGGTCACCCGAGCGAACGGGATACCGGCATCGGTCATCCGCGTGGCCGCGAGGTCGATGAGCTGCCGGTGCTCAGCAGCGATGACCATGGGCTTGCCCGGCTCGTCTTCGATGATCGACATGAGTTCATCGATCTTCGAGGATTTCGGGCTGTCGGTAAGCGACACGATCCACGTGGCGGGGTCCTCAGGAGTCTCCCCCTGGTCGACCTCACAGTATGCGGACGCGAATTGCAGCAGTCGGGTCGCCCCCGCAAGGTTCCCGTTGGCGACGAGAACCGTTCCGTCCTCAAGCACCGTGACGAGCCGTTCGGCAATGTCCTTGTACGCCTTCGCCTGCTTGGGGCTCATCTCGACATCGCGTCGCATGAACACCTTGTCGGGCAGCTGCTTGAGTACATCGGCCTTGATCATGCGGCGGAAGTGCGGGTCAAGGATCTTGAAGAACTCCTCTTTCGTCTCGGGCTTGAGGCCGACAATCGACATGCCGCCGAAGTGGTTGTACTCGATCCGGGCGTAACGGTCGATGAAGGCGGACTTCGAAGGGAACACGTCAGGCGCGATAGCGTGCCCGATCGACCACAGGTCACCAGGGTGGTTCGCCACCGGCGTACCTGTGAGCGCCCAGCGGTATTCGACAGTCGGACCGTGAAACACGTTCCAGATAGCGCGCGTCTGCAAGGCGTTCGGGTCCTTCACCCTGTGTGCTTCATCGAGTACGCACACCTTGAACGGGATGCGGTTCAGTTCCTTTTCGTGTACCTCGCAAGCGGACTCTTTCAAGTCCGGTGTTCCCGGCTGCGTCTTCGTCTCGCACTCCATACAGCGCTTGAGGCGCGTCGAACCGTAGGGGGACAGACGGGAATGCAACTTCATCGCTTCGATGTTCACGATGATGACAGCATTGTCGGCTTCGGCTGCTTCGTTGATCTGCACGCGGCGCTTCGCAGCACTGCCCTGAATGACAAACGGGTTCGCCTCAGGAAGCCACCGCTTGATCTCGCGTTCCCAGTTCCGTTTCAGGGAGTTGGGGCACACGATGAGCGCGGGATACCCGTGTCCCTTAATGTCCGCTACACGAATAGCTGCTAGGGTTTGTAGGCTTTTGCCTGTTCCCATCTCGCATCCCATTAGGGCACTCTGCGCATTTACGAGGAAATCGCGTCCAGGGACCTGGTACGGATACAGGATGTCATCGTGGTCGTTGGCGAACTCGGAAACACCGTCAAGCTCCAACGCCTCACGCAGTGACAGCACTTCGTTACGGCGTTCCCGCTCCGAACGCGCCCAAGCGGCAAGCTCCGGTTCGACCACGATCCGATCCCCGAACAACTCTCGCAGCACGATGCACGCGGCATACGACTTCGGGAGCGTCCAGCGCTTCGCCTTGCGGTCCCATTTCTTGCCGGGGATCATCTTGATCTGATAGGAGTCGTTCCACAGCGTTTCGTCGGGTTCCCCGTTCGCCTTGCGGCTGAACAGGGTGATCCGGTCGTCTTCGCCTAGCTCGGCATAGATCTCATTCATCCTTCATCCTTCCGTCGTAGGTTCCATCTTAGCATCCCGCACCAGTTCTGACCAGCGTGGATAGTCCACGTCCTTGAGGAGTGCGAACGCCTGGCGGGCGGCGTCGTTGGCGTGGCGCAGCTTCGGGTCGTACCATCCGACAGCCTTGAGCATGCCATCTGAGGCGAACTTGAGATTAGCCTTGAGGTACTGCCTCGGTTCCGGAACGAGGGGGAACAACGAGGCAATACCCTTCACTGCCCCCGTGATCTCCAGTGCTTCAGACTGCTGTGAGAGCTTCGCGGTTCGAGACGTAATGATGTACTTCTCAACCGCGATATGGACGTCGGTTTCCTCGACGTGCGCAAGCGCCCGATTCAACCACTCGTAGAGTGTCGAAGCGACTTGCCAGCTTTCGAGTTGGACCGGGCCGTCCGGAACGTACGTCATGTTGGCTTCGTA